TTCTCAAAACTTTCTTTTGTTAAATATTCTTTTAACTCTGGACTTTTATCAAACAAACGATTTGCGAAGAAACTATTACCATTACCTTTATTTAAATCAAAAGGTATGTTTAGTGTAATTTTAACATTTGAGAAGTCTCTATTGGAAACTTTTCTTCTTTTCTTTTTTGCCATAATAATTTACTTAATTTTTCTTAATTTTGAAAAAGAATCCATCATCACATATGTCTATTAGACCATTTCTTTCAGTTTTTATTAAAAACCTATAATATCTATTTGGTTGTAATCCATCGGTTCTGATGTCAAAGTAACTACCATTAGAGTCACAAGATATTTTTGTGTATGATGTATCATAAGGAACTACAAAATCATCTGTATGACCATCTTTGATTGCATAGTAAGATGATGTCGGTAAAAATTTTGTATCTAAAGATTGTAATGTTGTTGTATAACTTCGTGTAGGAAATCTTTCTCTACCAACAAGTCTAAACCTAACTCGTTCCCCATCAACATACTCTCTTCTTAGATTTTTAAAATATACAACATTATCTTCTGAAGTTAATTCTTCTAAACTTCCAGTTGAGAAACTTGAGTCATCCCATGCGAACTCTAACTTCGGTGGAAAAATAGTGTTTGTATCCATTGAGAAAAATGATATTCTACCATGTTCTTCATTTGAAGATTCGTCTGCAGTTGACCTTTTTACTACAAATCCACTATTGTCATACGAACCACTTAACCAATCTTTTACTATATTAGTAACATCCATCCGTAAATCAGTTTGAACACCACTAAAACTCTGAGATGCCGCAGAACTTGTGAACCATGTACTACCACCCACATTTTGTGTATATGACCCAGTTGAATTTGCATTAAAACTTCCCGTCGCCCATTGGTCACCACTATTTGTGGTCGGATTAAAATTTCTATATTTCCAACTCACTCCACCATTACTTTTAGGATTTTGTAATTTTCTACCAACTCCATTTGAAAAGGATTGTGAAAGTGGGTATGCATAAATCTCATGTTCATAAGGAATCCCATATTCTTCTGCAACATTTAAATTCAAATACGCTTTCCAACCTAAATCAATCGTTCCATCTACTATAGATGCTGAAATTGTGGATATGTCATACTTCTGAACAATACGAGAATTAAATTTATTTGGTGTTGCATCTTTTGTCACAACCTTTTCTAATTCCAATGATTGGTCTATACCAGTATTCATTGAAGATGAGACTTCATATAAAGTTGCGTCTTTTTCTGGAAAAATATGAATAATCATTATGCTACCACCCTACCCTTAATATCTGTGTTTGGAAATTTTAATTCAAATATAGCCGGGTCAAGACTTGGATAAACTATGTTATCTCGTGTCGCTTCTTTTATATTGTAAACATTACCAGAATAATTTAAGTCTGTATCAAATTTATTTACAATTTCTAAAGTTGGTATGTTAGAAACACCTTCTGTTAAAAATAATGCTCTTTGTAAATCTGATATTAAAATAGGTTGATTTATTTGCCATTTGTCAATTAGAAAAAATTGTTTTACCGCTTCAATACATCTTAATAGAACTACATTAGCATTTTGAGTAGGTACTGGTACTACATCAAAATTAACTCCTATATTCACAATAAAAGCATCTTTGATATTAATAGCATCTGTTAACATTCTATACTGACCAATATAATTTTTTAAATTTTGTTTTATTGCGTGATTTACTTTTGTTAATTTCTTATCTGAAGAATATCCCATTGTATACAAATTCATAGCAAGTGGATTTGAAATTCTGTTAATTACTTTTTCTTCATTCTCTTTTTTCTGTTGAACTTCACTTTCATTTAACTGCTCGTCTTGTACTATATATGCCTTTGATATTGAACCTAACCTTGGTGGCATATTATATGTTCTAATTATAAAATCTTCTTTTGTTACAACCCTACCTTGTGCTGAAAAGTTTGCTAAAGTATTTAGTTTAATCTCTTCAAGTGTTTCTGCACTTGCTCCACCAGTGGCTGGAAGTTCATTATTTACTGCTACAGATGCTTTGGAACTTGCCAATTTACTACTATCTTTACCAAACTCTTCTATTTCTGTGACTAATCTTTTTACGGTGGTTATATCACCTTGTGGAACATTACTATCTATACCACCACCAACAAGATATGTATATGTCAAAGTTGTGTTACTTGGAACTTGACCATATGTTCTCGTGTACATAAAGTTTGACGGGTCAACATTTGTATCAACATTGTTCAATCCTTCGGGTAAAGAAGACCCAACATTGTCTGGATTCGGTATAATAAAAGCATCTGGGTTACTTGATATACCACCACCAAATTCTATATTTGTTGTATTATCTGGATTTATTCTTGTAGTAAATCTACGAGATGATTTTTTTAATCTTAAAATATATGGTGCAGTGTCATTATATTGTGCTAATTCTGTATCAAATTTTGCTGTATTTTCTACTTCTTCAAAAATAGTCTCTTGACCAAGAAAAGGTACTTCATACCAAGAGTTATTATCACTATCTTTACAACTTATTATCCTAATAACATTATTATCTGGTAACTTTACCGTACCAAATTTTTCAGGTGTACCAAATGTAAATGTTTGTGTTTTTAAACTTGCTGCAGTAGCTTGAACTGATTTTTTTAATAGGTAAAATAGTGGTTGACTTGAACCCTCTTCAATAGAATAAACACTAACATCTGTCGTATCAATACTACTACTAAATGCAAAGTTTACATCTCTATCTGTAATAAAAGTTACTGCACTATTTGATGTTGATGAAAATTCACTATTCTGTTTTACCTTTAAAGCATATTCATAGTCTGGTTTTGAATTTACTCCAGTCCCCGTTACTGGAACCGTCTGGTAAACATCTAACATCACTTTTGCTGGTGAAGTTACTTTTACTTTATATCCCATTGACTCTGCTATTTCGTATATGTTCTTTCTTTGTTTAGAATGTAATATTAAGTTTTCACGAACTGCATTATCAATGTAGTAGTTTAAAACATCTCCTACATATGCTGCCATTTCAATAAACATCATACCAGGACTTGCTTCGTTGAAATCATTATATGAGTTAGGAAAATATATTCTTGCAAAATCAATAAGATTATTTCTTAATGATGCAAAGTCTTTTCCTAAATATTTTACTTCTTTACTTAAAGGTTGTATATTTTCTGCCATTTAATTTCTCATTCTTGGTTTTCACCATTTGCGTTAACAAGTCCATATGTTTCATTCACAGAAATAAAAACTTCATCAAAATTTTCTATATCATCTCTTAATGAAAAATTTATTTTTATCTTTAATATGTTCCTATCAATATCCTCTGGTGTCTCACTAATAATTATCTGCTTAATTAAAATATACCCCAACCATTGTTCAACTGCTTGAATTATTGCGTCTTCTATATCTTCTCTTAATATTTCTGGTTTATTTGGTTCAAACAATATGTTCCATAAATTAGAACCAAATGTAGGGTGCATCAACCTTTCACCTTTTCTCGTCAATAATAAATTAACAAGATTTGCTTTTGCTTGTTTTATTTGAGAAAAATTTCGTTTGAAATGACCTTGAGCATCTGGTACAAACGGTAAATCAATACCTACGGCAGTAGACTCATCAAACTTAGCTGCTACTGGACCAGGTGTTGCTGGTGGTATGTTTTCGGGTTCAACAAATAAATCGGGTTCGGGTTGATATTGTGCTTCAGCCATTATGGTCTAAACCCCCCTTCACCTTTCTTCTTCTCATCAATTTTTTTCATTAGTCCACTATAGTCTTTAGTTAGAGCCTTTGATACCGCATCTGGTAAGTCATCCATACTAACCCCAACTGACTCTGCCGTTTGTTGTGCTACTTGTTGTCTACGACCTTCTGGTGTAAAATCACCATATCCCATCATTGATGCTAAGTTAGAACGATTCATTCCTTGAGCATCTTGTGATGTAAAAGAAAGTTCTTGTTCTGTAGTTTCAGTTGGGTTTCCAATTGTTTGGGCAGTTTCATTCAAAATGTCATTTAACATAGGATTATCTTTTACAAACTGCTTTTTTTCTCTTACAGGTTGTACATTCTTCATCCCTTGTTTCATGGTTTTTTCATGATTTATTTTTGGTTTCATAGCTTCTTGAATTGCTTTAGGAACACCCTTTTGTATTTCTTCTCGTACAATTTTACGAATTAGTGTTTCCAATACCTTTACTTGTTTTCCCATATTAACCTCCTATGGTATTAATTTTCCCTTACCGATTTCTATTCCCCATTTACCTTTGTTTGTTCCAGGTATAGGTGGAAATGGTGCCACTATTGTTGCTGGTGACGGAACGGGTGGTGGCCCTAAAACCGTACCTACTCCCGATTGACCTGGCATACTCAGCATTAAAGGGGCAAAGTGATTTCCTTCTATTTCTATACTATTAAATAGTTTCAACACAGCAGATGCTACTCTTTTTGCCATCTTTAATTGAGCAACTTCTATTGGTGTACCTGCTTTTGTCTCTGATTGTTCTTTCATCATATCTTTGTAATCTTCAATAAAATTCTTTAATGGGTCATCTGTTAATTCTGGATTACTTATTTTTCCTACGGCAATACTAAATCCAGTAGGGGGTATTAACCCAAGTGGACTAACAGTGCTTCCATTAAAGTATCCTGCGACAGGAGTGGATGGCCCGAATAACACTTTATTATGGTCATTGACTCCAATAACAATTGTAGTTTTAAAATAATTTTTTAATGCTTTTGCAAATTCTGTTGCTTGTAATTCTCTTGCTTGTTCTATTGTAAATCCTGGTCTTTTTGATTTTCTATATGTTACTACAAATGCAATACCAAGTAAAACCTCAATAGCAGGTTTTATAAACAATGGTTTACCTATATGTTTCCCTCTTTCAGTTCCCTTTATCACATTCTGTGGTGCCGTTGTTACTCCAGGTGGAACTGATGGCATACCTGGTGGTAATTTTAAATTAGGTAATTCTGAATCTCCTATGGATAGATGTGCTTGTGCAAATTTATGTATTACTTTTGCAAGACACACTCCTTTTAAAAAACATGCTGCTTCTACTGCAATACGAGGTGGTAATTTTGATTGTTGTTTGTAACATTTTAAAAAACCATCAATCATACCTTGTTTTAATGCTTCGTTTGTAACTCCAATTCCTACAGAATTAATTCCTGCTAAAGACTTTGATAGTTGGTCAAATCCACCCACACTCGGTAACTTTCCATCTTTTACTAATCCTTCAATATCATTATATCCA